TCCTGAAGTTGAAGCTTCTGAAAAGAAAGAAGAAGTTGAAATGGAAGAAGAAGAAGTAATCGAAGAAAAAGAATTTGACGTAGAAGGCTTACTAGAAGGTATTGCTGGAATGTTAGAGCCTTACACAGACGAGATTAAAGAACTGAAAGAAGAACTTTCTGTATTAACTTCAAGATTTAACGAAGTAGCTGATGAACCAGCTGACGCAAAAAAGGTACGCAACACCTTCTCACAAGAGGCAAACAACAAAGCTACTACGGCAGAAGCAAGATTCGAAAGACTTGTTGCTTTAAGACACAGTAGAAAATAACCAAAAACAATTAAAAACAAAAAACTAAAATTATGGCATTTGATTTAACAGCCCTAAGCACGTATACTGACGAAACGTCTATGGATTTAATTGCAAAAGCAGTATTAGAAACTGACTTAATGTCTTATGTAGACTTAAGATCTGGTCTTTCTGCTGGAACTGTAGCAATTAACTTAATGGACGGCGACTTAAACGTAGCTGACTTAGCTTGTGGGTGGAACCCATCAGGCGATGTAAACTTCTCTCAAGTAGATATTACTATTAGAGACAAGCAAGTAAAAATGGACTTATGTCCAGAAGACCTAAGACAATACTGGTTAAGCCAGAGAATGTCTGCGGCAGCAAACCAAGAATCAGTACCTTTCGAAGAGGTAATCGCTGATTACTATGTAAAAAGAATCTCTAAGTACAATGAGTCTTACCTAATTGATGGTGACGGTACAGGTACGGGGATTAAAGACCAAGTAACTGCTGGTAACGGTGCTACTTTATCTGCAGCTCCAGCCGCGTTTACCCTAAGCAACGCTGTAGAGCAAGCTTTAAATATCTTTGATGCAGTTAATGAAGCATCTAAAGACAGAGACGATCTAATTATGATCATGTCTCCAGCTAACTTCAACATTTTAAGAAGAGCATTAGTTGCACAAAACTATTACCACTATGATCAAGGTGACGGTCGTTCATTCGAATTACCAGGAGCTAACATCACTGTAGTTAAAACTTCAGGTTTAGTAGGTTCTGATTACGTAGCAGCTGGTCCTTCTTCAATGATTGTTGCAGGTACTGGGCTAGAAGATGACGCATCAACTGTACAGTTCTTTTTTGACAAAGGACAAGATGTTGTAAAATTCATCGCAAAATGGAGATTAGGTGTAGCCGTATCTCAAGTAGATCAGTTCGGAACTAACGGATTGGCATAATTAACCTAAAAAAACAAAAAGAAAACTATGGCTTGTTCAAATTTAACAGCAGGATTTACTTTAGATTGTAACGACTCTAATGGTGGTATTGATAAAATCTTTATTGCTAACGGTGCAGTTCAATCTATTACTGAATCTAATGGTACTATCACAGCAATTACTGTTGGTGGTTCCGCTTTGACGCCTAGTGACTTCTTTGAATTTGAGGTTCCACGCCAAACTAGTTCATTCACTGAAACTATCAATGTATCTCAAGAGAATGGTACAGTATTTTATGACCAAGCTCTTACTATGATATTCAACAAAATGGAAGCAGCTAAGAGAGATCAAATCTTATTGATGGCTCAAGCTACTGACATGGTTGTAGTATTTAAAGACAACAACGACAAGTATTTCTCTGTTGGTGTTGAAAGAGGTGCATTCATGACAGCAGGTAGTTCTGTATCAGGAACTGCTTATGGTGATAGAAATGGATACGAACTTACAATTTCAGGTATGGAGGAATCTCCATCATTCGAAGTTACAGGCTCTATCGTAGAAGCATAATCTACGTCTATATAAATGAAAAAGGGTCCCAATAGGGGCCCTTTTTTTATATTAATTGTTTAGGTGGATGTGGTGAGTACTGTGATTTAGTCATTGGGTACTTACGTTCTGTAACCCATAAACCACGTTTGCGGTGTGCATATCTATGTGTAGTACCGTTAATCCATATCTCTGGTCTATAATGTGCTAGAGTTTGTGTAACAGGCACGCCTTTACTATGGTCATACAATTGGCCACTTACTAAATACTTTATATCTACTTGCATAAAGAGATCAAACCCTATCTTAACACATTGTTCTAATAAGTAGTTTATACGAGCAGGTTTATTAGGTCCGACTATAGTTAGGTCTATATCCTGTGCCTGTCGTGTACTAAGTATTGAGCCATGCGTCCATAACTGATAGCCTTTCCAGTCTAACTCTTTTATACGTTTAAGAAACTTAACTACTAGTGGATCACGCAAACTACATAGTTGATGTAGGTTCGTGCACTCAAAATCACCATATATCACATGTTTATACATATTATATGTATCTCTATTACAACTTTACTTGTTTTTATATTTCTAAGTAGAAACACATACTATAATATGACGACAACAATATCAGGCACTACAGGAAAGTTTTACATTAACGATCCTGGTATAATTACAGGTGATTTCAGCCTGAAGTCACAATACTCACAAGAAGATATTGCTACAGGTAATTCTTATACTATTATTACACAAAACGATAGATACGCTGAAATAGAGGTAACATTTCCTGCAGACTTTAAAGATAAGCACTACAATGGCTATTATACATGGTCCGTTGGTAGTTATTCTGATATTGTTAAAATAATTACACAGCCTGGAGGAGACGCAGGGAAAGTTGAATACATATCTAGTAACGAAGATAGAGACGCTGAAGTATTTTATCGTCCAAATTATTAAAAAGAAATATGAGAAACACAAACCCAGAAGGATTATACTCTATAAAAGGTAGCAAGTTTGAAGCATTAGACTTACCTGTAATCCAAGAACAAAGAGGAAAGGACTACATTAAGTTTGGCGTAGACAACTTATTTCCACAACAACTTATACAGCTATATGATAGTTCTGCAATGAACCACACTTGTATAGATGCAATTAGAGATGGTATCTATGGCGAAGGTGTATCAAACTATGGTACTGAATACGTTAACACTGAAGGCGAAACTATTAATGACGTCTTTCAAAAGATTGCATTAGACTACACATTATTCGGTGGGTATGCTTTAAATCTAGTGTGGAATAAAGAAGGTACAAGAATAGCAGAAATCTATCACTTACCTTTTGCAAATGTTAGATCAGGTAAACCAGATGATGAGGATAACATACATAGTTATTATTATTCTAGCGACTGGTCACAAATAAGAAAATACAAACCAGTAGAATATAAATCCTTTGATGTTACAGATACGAAAAAAGATAGCGCAAGTCAAATCTATTATTGTAAAGACTACAACCCAGGCCAAGAGATCTATCCTTTACCCGCTTATATTGGTGGTGTTAATGATATACAGCTTGATGCGAGGGTGTCAAGGTTCCACAACGCAAACATCTCAAACGGACTTGCACCGAGTATGTTCGTACAGTTTAGAAACGGTATACCCAATCCAGAAGAACGTAGAGATATTTATAGAGAAATAGAAGATACATTTAGTGGAGAAGAGAATGCGGGTAGATTCTTTTTGGCTTTCTCTGAGCCAGGCAAAGAACTGCAGGTGACACCAATCGAGAATGCGAACGACGACTACTACTTGACACTCGAACAAAGAATCACGTCACGAATCCTTACTGCACACCGTATTACTTCTCCACTTTTATTAGGTATTAAGGACGGTGCAGGTTTCTCTAGTAACTCAGATGAAATCATTACGTCTTACTCACACTTTATGAATACAGTAGTAAGACCAAAACAAACTAAAATTATTAATACTTTTAGTTATATCTTAAGTCTATACGGACTAAACGTAAGAATAGAAGTAGAGCCAGTGCCAATGATTATCGGTACTGATGCAACTGATCCGGCGTTACAAGAAGACATAACAAATATAGCAGACGAATAATATGAGCCAAACAGCATTACTAGTATCAGAGCAAAGAATGAAACAATGGACTCAGTTAGATGACAATGTCAGACTAAATGAGATTACACCAAACATTCTACAGGCTCAAGACATATATTTACAAAACGTATTAGGTACACGTTTATTCGATAGACTTAAAGCCGGTGTTATTGCAGGTGACCTAACCGCTGATGAAGAACTACTTATGAAAGACTACGTAGGACCTACTCTAATGCAGTATGCACTCTATTTAATGTTACCAAGTATTAAGTATAAGATAGCTAATCAGGGCGTACTTAACGGTACTTCTGAAGAGACTTCACCTACTACTCTAGATGAATTACAATTTCTTATGCAAACAGTATTAAATACTGCAGAGTTTTACTCAAAAAGATTAACTAAATACTTTTTTGACAATCCTAATCTATTTCCTGAGTATCAGAATCCTGGTACAGACGGTATGATGCCAGATAAACGTAATCCATATTTTAGTGGTTTAGTAACAGGTAGATCAAATTTATCATATTATGAAGAGAAATACGGCGAATGCACAGACTGTGGTCCTTCCACGACAGTCCATGGCAACTAAAAAGAACATACAAAAGCTTAGAGTTGCATTAAAGAAAATTAACAACACTAAGTAAAATTATATTTCTAAGTAGATGGATATATTATCAGTAACAAAAGACTATGTAGAATGTGCCTCAAGTGGTGCAGTAACCGCTCCTAACAACGGTTCATGGATTTCTGCATACGCAATACACTTAGGTGCTACAACCATTGTGAATGGTTCGTGGTTACAAACATTATGTTACCAATTAGGTGTAACATCACCAGTAAATAGCTCATGGGTTATAGCCCTAGCTAATTATTATGGTATCACAGAACCTAAAAACGGCACATGGTGGTACGCAATAGCTGATTATGCTTGTAATGGTACTCCTCCAGTAGGACTAGTATGGAATACAACAAACACAGAGTGGCAGTTAGAAACTAGCACATGGAATTAAAAATTAAATTATATAATTAAAATATGGCAACATTAAACGGACAGCAGATTAGCGCAACCTATGGAGGGCTGATTAAAACTGCTAATAATCAAGCGGGTGCACCGTTTCCACCTGCTAAACTACAATACGGAGACGGTACAGAGCTACCTATTTCAATTGGTGATGGTACAGGTGTAGGTATTGGTGACATTGTTACAATCGCATCAGGTACTAGACAGATCGATATAAACTCACAGAATTTATCTCTAACTGGTATATCACAGGTGAGTGCTCTAGCAGGTACATGTAATATTTCTGATGGTACATATGAATTTGGTCTACCTTTTCCTGGAGCACCAGCAACTAACGTAGACTTTACAAACGCTACAGTAACCGGGCTTACTGATAACAATACTACGTATGATTTAGCTTCAGCACAGAACGCAGCAAACGTAGATGTAACACTAACAGGATCTGATGCAACTACTGACACAGTAACTTTAGCCGCAGGTACTAATATTACATTAACAGACAATGGTTCTAATCAAATTACTATTAACGCTGCAGGCGGCGGTGGAGGTTCTGCTGGACTAGAGTCTGGTACAGGTACTGACTCAATGCAATCTGCGGCTTCATTAACAACTACACCGGCTGACGCACAATCAGCTAGATCTATTGTATTAGGTAACGGTGCAGTGGCTGATGCTACTGGTAATGAACAAGTAGTTATTGGTAATAGCGCTAGAGCTGACCATGAAAAAACAGTAGCGATTGGTGATAATGCACAAGGTCATTACCAAGCTGTTGCTATTGGTAGAAACTCAGTAGCAGGTACTTCATCTAATAAAGGTGGTTGTATTGCGATTGGTAATACTGCTAATGCAGATACACAGGATGATGCTATAGCAATTGGTTCTGCAGCTTCAGCACAAGCTCTAGGCGCAGTAGCTCTAGGACGTAACGTAAGTGCAACTATAACCGATACAGTTTCAGTTAAAGCACTAGAAGTACAAACTGACTCTACACCAACTGCAGGTGGTATTATTCTATCAGACGCTAGTGGTACAGACCAAAGATTAAATGTTACTTCTGATGGTAACCTACAATTAGGTACAACAAGAATGGGTATCGTAGGTTGGTCAACTAATAAACTTACTGAAACTCAAGCTACTAGCTCATGTGATACTACAAGAGCTTCAGTTTTAATTCCAGCAGGTACAGTTAAAGCCGGTGATATTCTACAGATTAAATCATTAGAGCAGAGATCAGGTTCAACTGGAGCTACATACTCTAATCTTGCTATTCATACATCGGGTACAATTGGACAAACACAATCTGGAGCATTTTGTTCAGGTCATCAAAGTTCGAACGATGGTTTTGGTGTACACTCTAAGAATTTATTTGTACAAACAGTAGATGGTACTGGAGATGGTACAATCTATTTAGAAGATGGCTATACACCACAAGAACAACAAGGTGGGATTTTCAGTTCTAATTTAAGTACTCAAACAGCAATTGACTGGACAGTAGATCAATATTTATGTGTTAATATTTGTATTGATAACTCAGGTACTACATGGACTAACTATGGTGCTTCAATTACTATTATTGGTAGAAACTAATTTGAAACAAAAAGAAAAGACGATATATAATTAGTACAGATTCAGTAATGGATTTGTCCATTTTTATTATTTACATTTTGCATGTAAATTGTTATTTATTATTTTTATGGCCGAAAGGGATCCTATCTAGGGTCCCTTTCTTTTTTTGCCAAATCCGACTTTTTTTGAAACAAAGGTAGATATATAATATATAATAAACAAACAATATAATCATGCAAGAACAATGGAAACAATTTGGTATCACAAACACAGGTGGACCACATGCAAGTAACGCATCTAGAGAACGATACTGGTGGATCTCAGACCACGGTAGAGTAAAAGTCACTAATAACTATAACGATCATGTTAAGTGGCCTACAATTAGCCTAACAGGCGGTCAAGCAGGCAGTAGATACCCTGCATTATCAGGTAACAATCATTTAAACAAATACGTACACAAACTTGTAGCAATCATGTTTTGTGATAATCCGTTTGGTGAAACTAGTGGTAGACAAGTTACGGTAGATCATATCAACGGTGACAAGACTGATAATCATTATACAAACTTAGAGTGGGTCACAATGGAAGAGAACGTCCATAGATACTGGATGAGAAAGTATAATGATGAATGGTCACAGAGTGATCAACAGATTATAGCACCAGATGCTACTAGACAAGACGTAGACGCACATATAGTAGATCTACATATTAATCAAGGCATGACACGTAGAGAGATACAAGAACATTTAAGTATGACTCAATCTAGAGTTGCAAGACCAATCAGAGCTTACCTCGAAACAATACAATAAAATAAACTATAATAAATATGCAACTTAAAAAACTACTAGGTACTCAAGCTTATTGGGTAATTAACAAAGACTTAGCTAATAACATTGGGTTAGATGCAACTATATTACTACAACATCTAATAGACCTACAAGAAGGCTTCTTTAAAAATGGTAACTTCTACCAACAACAAGAAAGAATTTTAGAAGACATTCCTTTAAAACTAAAAGCATTTAGAAATGCTAGAAAGGTATTACAAGATAAGAATTTAATAACTTACAAGAGAGGTTATCAAGCAAAGAATTATTATACTGTACTAACTGATAATGTTCTAAAAATACTTGGTGTAGATAGTAATTCTTCGAACAGTTACTCCAGTAACTCTTCCAACAGTACCTCCAGTAACTCTTCGAAGAGTGACTCCAGTATATCACAAACACTAATAATTAATAACACTAATAATAAAGACACTAATATAGACGATGTGTATGGAAAGATATTCTTTCGTATTGTAGATGCATACCCAGCTAACCGTATAGGTAATAGACAACATGGTCTGAAGAAGTTTAAACAACTGGATATTGAAGAAGCTAAACTAGCGGCAAGTAACCTAAAACGTTATTTAAAGGTAGCAGGTGATTACGTAAAATCATTACAAAACTATATTGACCAGAAATGCTTTACTGAAAGCTGGCTTAAAGCAGAAGAAAAAACAAAAAGTAAAAAAACAAATATAACTATTAATAATGCAGATTCATTTACAAACAAAAACAGAGGATTCTATGACTAATACATTAGCACAACAACAAGTAGACGATTGGTTTATTGAAGAACAATCTAAAGGATTATTATTATTCGGACCTAATGGTACAGGTAAGACTACAGCACTTAGACCATATTCTAAAACCATGTGGGCTATTGGTAGTATTCCATTAGCTAATGAAGTACAAAACAATGGTAGACGATATTTAGATAAATTTTCAATGCATAATATGATTATTGATGATTTAGGTAGAGAACCATTAACAGTTAAATCTTATGGCGATGAAGTAAGTGTTATGCATGACCTAATCTTTATTAGATACCAAGCTTTCCAACAAGGTTATATGACTCACATTACAACTAATCTTAGTTTTACTGAGTTAGAAGAAAGATATGGCGTACCTATTGCTGATAGAATTAAAGAAATGTGTAATGTTATCGAGTTTAAAGGCGAGTCCATGAGAGCCTAATAAATACTATATGGAAATAGAAATTAAAGTACCTGAATGGGTAAACACCGACGATGAAGGCATCTGTATGTTATTTGCCTTCTTACGTAGAATAATAATAGAATACCAGTTAACAGGTA